AACGATGCAGACACAGATTTAGCAATCATTCAAAGCTTATCGCTGTTAATAGCCACACCGTTGCGTAGAGAGCTATCTATTGAGCAAAAGAGCCAAGCAGCAGATACTTATCAAGATTTATTAATATCGTCAGTAGCAAGGCCAGAAATGCCTTACCCGTCAACTATGCCAGTTGGTGCAGGAAGACGAAACGCGCCATTTGCTCGACGTTATTATTCAGAACCAGTAAGAAAAGATACACAAGCAGTAGAACCAGACCAACAATAGAGGTTTTAAATGCCAGCTATACCACTTCCCACAGGCTTTACGGCTGTGACCGACTTCCCCAGATTACGCGAAACATTAGTTAATCTATTTAATGTTGGTAACGGGTTAATGCGTACTCCAGGTATTGAAGCGGTTGATACAACAGATGGCGCATGTCGTGGTAGCGTGTTCTTTAAAAACCGATTATATAAAGTATTTGGTGAGTCATTAACAAGAATCGATCCTAATGAAACAATGACGGTAGTGGGTACCATTCTGGGTACTGAAGAAGTTGTTATGGCTCCAGGCTTTGTTTATATATCAATCGTAGTAATGGGTGGTAATGGTTATCGGTTTAGTGAAGGCGCAGGACTAGAACAAACAACGGACGCACAATTTGTACCTTCAAGAGATCTAGCTGTAATCAAAGGAAGAACGGTTTATGTTCCTTTCGATGGCGACCCGCTATTATTTTCAGAGGTTAATGATCCTGGTTCAATTGCAGGTTTCTTTGATGCTGAAGATTTACCCGACATAAATATAGGCGTGTTTAATTTCAATAACGACCTCCATGCGCTAGGTGAAGAGTCGATACAGATATTTAGAAACCCAGCAGGCTCCAGCGCATCACAGCCATTTTCACCCGTTGAAGGCGCAACAGCTCAAGTAGGTTATGTTTCAGGCGCAACTCTATTCGCTCCTTCATTTGCATTTATCGGTAAAGAGCGCGGCGAATCTTATTCAATACGTGTAATGGGGCAAGGTCGAGCGCCTAAGATTTCAAACCCTGCTATTGATGAATTATTAAACACAGAATATACAATTGCAGAATTGTTAACTGCTATTGGTTCTAGCTATGAATGGAAAGGCTACCCGATACTATGCTTTAGATTGCCAAGACACACGCTATGCTTTTTTAATGGTAATTGGTTCTTTCAGGAGTCAGGTATTAACGGCGCATCAGCTCCAGGGCCGTGGACGGGCAATTACATTACATTCGCTTATGGTTCGTATTATGTAGGCGATGCAACACAAGCTAGATTTGGAAAGCTTGCCGCTATACCGACCGAGTACGGTGAGAAGTTAGAGTATTCATTTGATACATTTGTACGCGCACCAAGAGAAACATACTTTTCTATTCGTGATGTCGAATTAGATTGCTTAACTGGACAAGATACGCCAGCGGGTACAATAGGCTTAACGGTTTCAGATGATGGACGAATATGGCAAACAGATAACACTATATGGCGTTCACTAGGTGAGATTGGCGCTTATCAACAGCAGGTAGCATGGGTTGGGTTGCCTGGTGGTTTAGGTTCGTATGAGTCGTTTGCAGGGCTTAGAATTCGATCAACTGCAAACGTAGATTTTTCAGCAGAGGCTTTAGATGTCAAGTTCTAAACCGCGTCATGGCGACCCCATAGCAACCGCTCAAAAGAATGAGTTTGATGAGACTGAAATAATACCTACTCGACAATTTCAGCAATTTCTTGATGAGATAGACCAAGAGAGTGAAGAAGCCGAGACTATTACTACAAGCGTTATCGGTCAAATAGCTATGGCTTTAGTTAAGGATATACAAGATCAAGTAGGCAGTGGTGATGCTTTAACAATCGACACGACGAGTTTTACAATCGATACAACGGTACAATTTACAGATCAAACGGAGGCGTAATGCCACAGCAAGATATAATTATAGGTGCAGCTGATGCAGGATTAGGTGACAATTATTTTGATGCATTCACTAAAGCTCAAGCTAACTTTACAGAGTTGTATGGTGTTGTTGCTTCAATAGGGATAGTTTTTGTTGGCTCAGAGGCAGGCTTTCCAGTACAAGACGCAACTACGATCACTCTAGAAGCCCAAACGCAATATATTATTACAGCACCAATAACGACAGCTAAAAGCTTTACGGTACAAAATGCAGCAGTATTAAGCTCGTCAAGTACTTTAGGCCCATTGCTTACCTACACAGGTGTAGGTTCTATGTTCAATATCGTAGATGCTTCTTTTGTTATTAGGTACATGCAATTAAATCACCCTAATGCACAGGGTTATAGCATGACTGATACGGTTGGCGGTAACTTTGCATTTTTAAGTGATAATGTCCGCCATTTGTCCGGTACAAAATACGGAACATTTAACGACCCTCAAACAGTTTTGATTGAAGTAGGCGCGGCCTTTGCCTTTAATGATGGGTTAAGTTTTACGGGCTCTAATATTCTGATTAATTCAATAGATAAATTATTTATTGGTTCAACAGATGTAGGTTTTAAAGCTATAGATTTAGGTGCATCAGTATCGCAAACAACAGAATATAGAGATGTAACCGCTAATGCTCCAGCGGGTGCGTTTGGTATATCAGGCTTAGTAAGTAGCGGGAATATTCCTACAGGCCGTTTAGCAATGGTTAATAATTGCGAGTTTGGTGGGGGAATGGCCGCTTTAGAGAATATTACTAATGAAGATATTCGATGGAACTTTAAAGATAACTCCCCTATACCAGATACAATAGTTGATGCAATGGTGTCATTAAATGGCAACGCTACAGAAACAGTAATTACAACTATCAACACGCCGGTATTAGTTGCAGGAACTTGGGTGGTTGAGCGTGACTCATTGTTTACAGCAACAACGGGAGGAAGAGTAACGTATATTGGTGAAAGGGATATAGTTTTACCTATAGATGTAACGGCGACTATTAATTCGGCATCAGGAACGAATAAGAACATACATGCATATGTAGCATTGAACGGAACCATAATTGCTAATAGTGGCAAACAGAATAGAGTTGGTGTAACGGATCCTAGAAATACATCAGTTTTATGGCAGTTAAGTATGTCTACGAATGATTATTTAGAGATATTTATTGAGAATAATTCTGACACTATCAACTTAGTTGTGTCTGATGCAATTTTGAGGGCTAGATAATGACAGATTTTACTTTAGTGGATGGAGAAACAAACTCTAGCGACAATACTACTAAAGTCTTTTATACGTCTCCAGATAATCAAGGGACTCTTATAAAAGCATTTACAGCTTATAATGATACTTCAGCAAACCAATCATTTAAGGCTTATATAAATTCGTCAAAAGCGATTATTCCTTTTAAGGTATTGATTAGAAATAAAACTTATATAGGTGCAGAGATAATAGGACAAGAAATACCACCAGGTGGCTCACTAAGTATGGAGCAAAGTTCGGCAGAATCAATTCATTTCAGAGTTACCGGAGAATTACTGGTATAATGTACAGTATAGTGACAACTTTTAACATACAAGGCAACGACTTATATTTGTAAGTCATTGAAAAGGTGAGAGAATATCGGATTATTTTCGGGGGGTGGGATTCTTGGCGACGTTGGTGGATTCTTAGGAGTCAATACCAGCAAGCAAGAAGCAGCATTAGAAAAAGCAACGGGCGCAAATGTAGCGGCATTAGGTGAAGCAAGATCTTTACTTGAAGGTGCAGAGGAGAGGGCTTTACCTTTTCTTGAACCATTAGCGGGTGTTGTTCCTGGCTTAGTGCCACAAATTGAACAAAGCGCAACGCTTGAAGGGTTTGGACAAAATATATCTGACATTCTTTCTAGTCAAGCTTTTGACCCTTTACTTGATGCGCGTAGGAAAGAAGCTCAATCGCAATTAGCGAGCGCAGGGCTAACACGTTCAAATGTAGCAGCAGAAAAAGCGGCGGCATTACCAGCAGAACTAGCCTTTAGCATAGAAGATTTGTTATCTGGTAGACAAGGTAGCTTATTGAATGCGGGCTCAGGTGCAGGCGTTAACATTGCTAACTTGTTAAGGGGTGGCGCTCAGGATATTGGTAATATTATTACTCAGCAAGGCGCAGCACAATCACAAGGCATCTTAGGTGAGCAACAGCTTGAACAAGCTAGAAACCAAAACCTACTAGGTCTTGGTGGTGCGGCATTTGGTGCGGCTGGAGGTCTTGGTGGAATTGCTGGTATGCTGGGTCTTGGCGGGGGTGGTGCAGCAGCTAGCCCAACAAGCTTTTTCGGTTCTGGGCCAGTAGCTGGCGGAAACTTTGGATTTTAGGAGTTAGACAATGGCGCAATTACAAGGAATATCACAACAGCTTTTACAGTCATTAACTCCCAGTGCTTTAGGTGGATTTCAGCAAGGTCAAGCAGATCAGCAGGCTATTGAGCAAGGCGAGCAGCAAGCGCAACTAGGCCAACAAAAGCTAGATGCTAATTCAATGAAGTTGGCTCAAGGTGAATTGACTAACAAAGGTCAAGAGGCTAATTCGCTTCTAACCTTTGATAATCCTGAATCTTTACGCGCTAACCTAATACGTCGAGCACAAGAAGTGTCTGCCAATCCAGTGCCAGGGCTTGAGGCTGAAGACTTTATAGATATGGCTAATCGATTAGGTGAGCCAAATGGTTTTATGACTATTCAGAATGAACTCAAATCTGATATAGCTAGGATTGCGGATATATCTGGAAAGATTGCAGCCAAAACAAATGAAATACAATCAAGTCAGTTTATTCCAGGTGTTGGATTCGCAACCATTACAAGAGGCGGTAAGGCTAACGTTATACCTGTTGAGGGTTCTGGTGAGACAGTACAGGAAAAAGCAGCAAGACAGCAGATTGAAAAAGTAGAAGGAGCACAATCTTTATCAGATATTGCTATTCAAGAAACTGAGAAGAAAGAATCCGTTAAGCAACGAGTATCGAGAGTAGCAGAGCTAAAGAAAGAGTTTGGCGATAGAAGAAGGAATTCAGCTAGATCTAATAGAACTATATCTGAAGCATTAACGCTAGTTAGCCAAGCAGACCAAGGCTTAACAGGTACGGCAAAGTTAAAACTTAGCAAGCTATTGCCTGGTATAGATGCCTCAGATGAAGCTGCGCTCGATTCAGTAATGAAACAGCTAGCACTTGAGCAATTACAAAACTTCAAAGGCCCGACTACAGATTTCGAGTTTGGAGTTACTGAAAGTATTGTGGGCGGTGTTGGCAACTCTAAAGAATCAAATCAGGCTAGATTAAACTCATTAAAGCGTGCGTCTTGGTTTAATAACAGAGAATCACAGCAATTCGATAAGCACATTAAAAGCGGCGGAGACCCTGAAGCATTTAGCTTTAACTTTGGTGAGCCGGTTAATACAAAGAAGGGTGTATTTACTCTTCAGGATATACAAGACACAGCGGTACAAAAGAACCTATCTATTGAAGAAACAATCAAAAGGTTGAATCGTTAATGGCTATTATTGATCTAGATTCTGGCAAGATTCTAAAAGATGCAGAGGTATTCGTACCACCTGAAGCTACATCGGTAGTTACGCAACCCCAACAAACTCAAGGGCGTATTATCAATCTTGATACAGGTGAATTTGAAGCGCCATCACTGGAAGCTGAAGCAGCCCCTGAACAAGTAGCGCAAGCTCCAGAAACAGGCTTTGCAGATATATTCACAGGCTCAGAAAGAATAGAAGCAACTCCAGAGCTTGGGACTTTGCCAGAGTTTGGCACAACTGCAGAAGGTGACGCATTACTTGCAGCCTTTCAAGGTGGCGATGTAGGCGCAGCAACTAAGATTTCAGCAGGGTTGTTGTCTACAGCTAACCCTAAAGCTCAAGCTGATATTATTCAGGCAGCCATACCAGAGGCAGTATTTGAAACCACGCCCGATGGTTCGACAATTATTGAAGTGCCAACGGCAGACGGTGGCACAAGACGATCAGTATTAAATCGTCCAGGCTTTTCACCTCAAGATTTAACTACGGCAACGGCTCAAGTTTTATCATTTATACCAGCGGCAAAGTTGGTAGGGTTAGGTAAAACATTACTAGCTAAGATGGGTATAGGTGCAGCGGGCGCAGGCGTTACAGAGCAAGCTTTACAGGAAACAGGTGTAGCATTAGGTAGAGAAGAAAGAGATCCGGTAGCAACGGCGATAGCAACGGCTACAGGCGGGTTGTCTGAAGCAGTACTACCAGTAATACAAGCGGTTAAAGGTGCTAGACAAGTTAGGCAGGTTGGCGCGGCTGGTGAAGAGTTGGCGCAAATAGCACCAAACGTAAGGGCAGCACAAGAAGCAACAGAAGCAACAGGTG